AATACAGCTAAAGATGCTGTAAATGCTTCTCTGCGACACATTAACCACGAAGAACATAACTGGCCTTGGAATCACGTACTAGAAGAAGAGACACTTACTGCAGGTGTCACACGTTATGATTATCCTACAGATGCTAAGATTGTTGACATGAACAGTTTCCGCATCAAGAAAGACGCATCATTAAACGTTAGTACAACTAAATTAAAACTAATGGATTACCAAGAATACCTTGACAATCATGTAGATTATGAGTATAACTCTGGTAGTGATATGCAAACTCTACCACGCCATGTTGTACGTGCTCCAAGTCAAGAGTTTATTATACTTCCTACCCCAGACAAAGCATATGAGTTAGTGTATGAATACTACCGCAATCCAGTATCGCTTGAGCTATATGATGATGTTCCTAATGTTCCTCTGGAGTTTAAGCATATTATTGTAGACGGTGCAATGTTCTATGCCTATCAGTTCCGTGCTGATACACAAGCATCACAGATTGCACAAGGTAAGTTTGAGACAGGTATTAAATACATGCGTAGTCTATACATTAACCGTTATGACTATGTACGTTCCACAGTTATTTCACGTAACACACCTAGCCTAAGAGTATCATAATAATGGCTACACAGTGGCAAACATTCCCTGTACCTTTTACTGGAGGGTTGATTACTAACATCAGTCCACTACAACAAGGTATTAACAATGTAGGTTCAGCATTCCAATTGCAGAACTTTGAGCCATCACTAGACGGTGGTTATCGTAAAGTAGCAGGGTACGATAAGTTTATTGATGAAGAGATTACAGGTAGTGGTCCTATACAAGCTCTAGCTATTGTGCAGGAAGACACTAACGAAAAAGTAATTGCTGCACGTAGCGGTGTTTACTACATAGCTGATGCTACAGATGCTACACCAACCTGGTCATCACTAGCCACAGCACCTAATGTAAACTTTAACAAAGCTAGACAAGCTCGTTATAACTTTAATAATACTTATCAGATTTGTTTTGTTGATGGTGTTAACTTCCCTGCTTATTTTGATCGTACAGCAGGTACACTAACATACATGACAACTTCAGCAACTAATGATGCTGTAGAAGGTGCAAGCCACGTATGTTTATTTAAGAGTACTCTCTTCTTTGGTGTAGGTACAGAGCTAGTCTTTACAGCTCCATACAGTGCAGACGATCTAGACCCAGCTAACGGTGCAGGAAGTATTAGCATCGGATCAGAAATAACTGGTTTGATTGTCTTTCGTGATCAGCTTATCGTGTTTGCAGTAGATAAGATCATGCGTATCACAGGTTCTAGTGCAGCAGACTTTGTAATGAACGCTGTTACTGAAGACTTAGGCTGCTTAAGTGCTGATACTATCCAAGAGGTTGGCGCTGATGTTATGTTCCTTGGCCCTGATGGGTTACGCACACTAAGCTCAACAGACCGCATTGGTGACTTCGGTATTGATGTTGCATCTAAGAACATTAGACCTACAGTAGTTAAACTACAAGACTACGCAGCAAGTTTTGCTAGCACAGTTATTCGTGGTAAAGCCCAGTATCGCTTATTTGCTTACGTAGCAGGTGAACAGTCTAAGATTGCTAAGGGTGTGTTAGGTACTAAGTTTGTTGACCAAGGTGGTCAAGGCTTCCAGTGGGCTGAACTAAAAGGGTTTAAAGTATATATAGCTGACTCTCAGTTTATTGGTGAAGATGAGTATCGTGTATTTGCTAACAATGATGGCTATGTGTATAACATGGATGCAGGTACTAGCTTAGACGGTAATAATATTGATGCTATTTATGAATCACCTTTTATGCCTATCAATGATCCACAAGTACGTAAGACATTCTACAAGTTAGACTTCTATATTAAACCTTTTGGTGCTATTAATATTAACGCAGGTCTTAGGTTTAACCAAAACAAAACAGGTTACGTACAACCGCCAACATTTAGTATAATACAAACAGGTGGTGCACAAGGTATTTACAGTGACAACACATCTAAGTTTGGTAGTGCTGTATTTGGTGCACCACGCACACAAAGCTACATCAATCAAGTAGTAGGATCAGGTGAGACTGTAGCAATCCGCATCGAAGATAAAAGTTCTGATGCTTCATTTTTATTAGACACAGCAATCTTCGAGTTTGCTACAGATGACAGACAGTAAGGAAATCTTATGGGTACAGGTTACGTAAGAGCAGATACAGCTAACAACATATCTAACGGTAATGTTATTGATGCTGATGATCTAGACAACGAGTTTAACGCTGTAGAAGCAGCCTTTAATGCTAGTACAGGTCACACACATGACGGTACTACATCTGAAGGTGCACCTATCGAAGTCATTGGCCCAGCGCAAGACATTGTAGCTACAGCTACTGTACTACGCCCTAAGACAACCAATACGGTAGACTTAGGTACTTCTAGCCTGAAATACAAAGATGCTTATCTAGCAGGTGATCTTAATCTAGATGGTTCTATTACATCTGCAGGTGCAGTCAGTCTAGGCTCAACAGCTATTACAGGTACACTATCAGTATCAACTGATACAACTCTTACAGGTAACCTTACTGCTAATGGTAATACTACGCTAGGTAATGCAGCTACAGACACGGTGACAGTAAATGCAGATGTTGCGTCAAATCTTATTCCTTCTGTTGATGATTCTTACGATCTTGGTGCTGTTGGAAGCGAATGGCGTAATGCATATATTGATGGCACTGCTTATATTGATACAGGCTCTATTGATACTGCTAATGTGGCGACTCTAGCTGTATCAGGTAATGCCACAGTTACAGGTAACATTACTGTAGACGGTTCTATTAACGCTACTATTAATGGTAACTCCACTACTGCAGATACACTATCTACACCACGTACTATTAGTTTAGCTGGTGATGTAGCAGGTGCAGCTAACTTTGATGGTTCAGCTAATATCACTATCACTACAGTTATTGCTGATGATAGTCACAACCACACTATTGCTAACGTAGACGGACTACAGGCTGCACTAGATGCTAAACAAGCAACAATTACAGGTGCGGCTACTACTATTGATGATGCTGATCTTACAATAGATAGAGCAATTATATCAGATGCATCAGGTAAAGTTGCAGTATCTTCTGTTACATCTACAGAGTTAGGGTATGTAAGTGGCGTAACGTCAAACATCCAGACACAACTTGATGGTAAACTTACTGACTTCTCACTAGAAAGTTACACAGGTGATGTTGACATTGATGGCGAACTTGTGGTAACATCTTATAATGAAACATTTGCTGCTGTTACTTCATCAAGTAACGCAACTACAATTGACTGTGAAGCAGGTAACGTATTCAGCCATACATTAACGGAGAACACAACATTTACATTTAGCAATCCACCTTCTAGTGGTACAGCTTATGGTTTCTCACTGAAGATTATACAAGATGCAAGCAATAGTGGATATACTGTAACATGGCCTAGTTCTGTAAAGTTTCCAAGTTCAGATAAATATGTAGGAACACAACCGCCTCTTTTAACATCTATATCTTCTGCAGTTGATCAGTTTGTTTTCTATACGCATGATGGTGGAACTAACTGGTATGGTTTTGTAGCAGGTAAAAACTTAGGATAACATAAATGAGTAACATTAAAAAACTAATGATGTCTGCCGCAGGAGGTGCGGAACGTGAAGCTATTGGTGTAGCTTTTGATGACAATAATACTATGGAAGTAGATCGTAGTGGCAGTTTAAGTAGTTTTACTTTTAGTTGTTGGTTTTATTATACAGATCAAGGCTCCCTTTTTGGTTTGTTAGATGCTTATAAATCTGGTGCATCTTTTCCTAAGATACAAGCTTACATTTTTACAAATTATGATGGCACTCAGTCTCTTAATATTCGTGCTACCAGTGATGGTAACTACGAATACATGGCTATGTATAATAATCAGGCTGTGATGGGGCCAAGACTAAACCACTCATGGAACCATATTGTATATAGTTTTAATGGTACTGCTAGTCAATCTGTAGCTTACTTAAATGGAGAAGCTCTTACTGCAACATACTGGCGTGGCCCTAGTTCCTTTAGCATCCAACCTAACAGAGTCCGTCCTTTTTCTTATAATCAAAGTACATCACGGGGTCAAGGTGCTTACTTTTATTTTGATGATTCCTATATTGATCTTTCAGTGACAAGCAACCTAAGAAAGTTTATTGACGCAGATGGTTTACCTGTTGATCCAACAACGCAAAGTTTAAGTCCTGAAATATTTCTACCTATGATAGATGTGGATACTGTGCAGGATAATAACGGCAGTTTAAACGATGTAAAAAGTAGTGGGCTTGGGGTTCTTGCAAATGCATGGACAGGTCCAAACATGGATCCCCCTGTTGCTGCTATCGGAAAGCTTTATGGAGCACACCTTGCATCTGCATCTGCCTTTGCAGGAAACCGTTTTGATAACTTGACTTTCTCTGGTTGGTTCTGTGCTCCTGATCTTAAAGACGGATACAGGTCTTATCTTATGGAAGGAGGAGATTCTTCTAACTACTTCCTTATTAGGGTAAATCCAAATGGCAGTTTGTATATTCTTTTTGGTGGACCAAACAACCCTGGTGGTGATGGTAGTTATGCCTTTTTTACAAACAGCAACACTTCCCAATTTTTTAAGGAAGGAAGATTATGCAGTTTTCAGTTTTCTATAGACTTTAGTCAGTCTGGTTCTGCAAAAATAGCTGTTGATGGTAATGCGTTTACTGCTTTTACCTATAATGGCCCTCCTTCTGGTCATACCTATTTCCAAAACTATCAAGACCTGTATATAGGCCACGAATATAATGGACAAGCCTCGCCTTTGATTGTTAGTGAAGTAATATTAAGTGATGATTACTTTGACTTGTCTACTAATAATCCTTTCTGGGATGCAGAGAAACGAAGACATAGACGTGTAGAAGATGTTATGCAAGACATTAATACACCCTTAATTGCATCGCCCATAGACGTTAGAGACAGTGAGTATGATGCAGGACAAACAAACTTAGGTTCGTTGTCTGATTGGGATAGTAATGAGGGCTATAGATTTGCGTATCGTGGTCCTTGGGATATGTGGACACAGTGTGGTAACTTTGCTAATCCAAATGGCACGGGTAGTCAAAGAATGTTTAGACAATTAAGTACGTCTCTTTCGACTATACGACAGACTACGTTATCTCTTAGCTTTAGGCGTGAGACAACAAACGTGTCCGACAATAGTGTTCTACTTAATGTTAATAGTAACAGTAACCAAAATGACTATGCTTTTGTTTTATATTTTGATTCTAGTGAAAATTTAAATTGTGTCTACAATGGGCATGTAGTGGCGAACCTTGGAAATATAACAGATACAAACTGGCATCAAGTTGCTATATCAATAGATAGCACTACTTCATCTAGTCATGTCTACTTAGATGGCGTCCAAAAATCTTCTAGTATTACAGCAAATAGAGCATATAATGCCTTTACCGTAAATATAGGTGGTGTTTCTCCTAATATTGCTAATGCTAACGAGTTTGATGGAGATATAGGACAAGTATACTGGACTAATGAATATATAGACCTTTCTAGTGGCTCTAATAAATATTTATTTTTTGATAAACAAGCTTTGCCTACAGATTTAAGTCATTATATTGAGGATGGTTCAGTTCCTGATCCCCTTGTTTTTGTTGAGTTCCGTAATCCTGATGATTTAGGCATTAACAGTGGTACAGCAGGAGACTTTACAGTCTATGGCGTTACTCCAGGTCCAACATCACATTGGGATCATTACTCAATGGCTACTATAGACACTATTTAAGTACAGATATTCTAAGGAGAAAAAACAATGTACGTAAAAATAAACAATGGGCAAGTCGATACATTTCCTTATTCAGTAGGAATGTTAAGAAAAGACAACCCAAACACTTCCTTTCCTAAAATGGTTACTGAAGAGTTACTAGACTCTTTTGGGTTATACAAAGTAGTTCGTGCAGACGATCCCTCATATAATCCTGCAACAGAAAAGTTAGTACAGGATGCAGAACCTTCTTTAGTTGATGGTGTGTGGACACTTTCTAAAACTGTAGTTGCAATGAGTGAAGAAGAACA